CCAATGAATCAATAAGTCCACTCTCTTGTTGCTGAGGTTGTGCTGGCGCTTGAGGAATAGGTTGTGCTTGAGGAGTAGGTTGAACTTCACCCAAACTGGTTTTAATTCTTGTTAAAGCGGCTTCATTGGTCAATCCATCAGGCAATTCATACGAAACACCCTTGTATTCATAAACAGTACCCATGATGCTTTCCTTTAATCTAACTTGATTGGATTTTGCGCTGTGCCAGAAGTAGAACCATAATACAGTTCAACACCTTGAGATTTTCTTCTGCTATCAATTCGCTTCTTAGTGTTTTCTTCTGCTTTTACAGTTGATTTGTAAAAGTTATTCAAAGCCTCTAAAGAAGTTTTTGTATCATTTGCGCCGAATGCGGCGATAAGTTCATTAGCAAATCGCAAAACGTCTTTATCGGTTTGTACGCCTTTAGCCGCATCAGTTTTTAAGTTGGTTGCTTCTTGTACTGCACGTTGTAATTGAGCATAAGAACGACTTTCAACTGTTGAATTGCCAGCCGCATTTTGCGCTAAATATTTCACATTATTCAATGGCCCTAATTCCAATGGTGCTTTTTTGGTTTTTGGGTCTACTGTCAAAGATTGAATTGCTGGCACTAAAGAATCTGACCTAGCCTTTAATGAATCAACCAACTCAAGGTCTTTACTTTCATCTCTTTGAAGTTGAATAGGAAGAGGCTTATTCCTAGCGATTTCAGCATCTTGTGCTATTTTTTGTGCCTTCAAAGTATTATTTAATCCAGCTTGCTGTTGTGCTAATGCTAAATATTGTTGCGATGTCTCCAAGCCTTGTCGCTTCAAATCATTCATTATTTGTGAATTTTGGTCAAGACGAGTTTGTGTTTGCTGGAACTCAGAAGAGCGTTGAGCCGCCGTAGCCAAATTACCCACCAATTTATCTATCTGCTCTTCACTATAAATACCTTTTGCAAAACTGCCTTGATATTGTTTAGCAGTTGTTTTAAGTGCCGATGGAATAGTTGGGTCATTAACAAACAAGTCAAATGGATTGACTTCAGCAGTACCAGACGCACCAAGTTGACGCAAAGCAGGAAGAACTTTAGCTTGCTCAGATATGGCTGTACGACCTTGAGGGAATGAAAGCAACTTAGCCTTGACTTCCTCATTAATAGTGCCATCAGGATTCTTGAGTTGACCAACCAACTCATTAGCCATGTTGGTAAGTCCTTGTGTTTGCATACCCATACCACGCTCGGTAAGATAATCTTGAGTCTTTAATTGACCTAATTTCTGTTGTTGCGACTGTTCCTTAACCCTCATCATCTCATTGCGTAACAGATAAGCAGTTTGTGGGTCATTACCACGCAAAGATGCCTCAATAGCTGGCGCAAATGAATCAGGGTTAGATGGGTCAATCATCCCAAGGATTTGCTGACGCTGTGAAATCAACTTCAGTTGTGGGTCTTCACCACCCAATGCGCCGCCAATAGCATTACCTAACTGTTGACCAGCACGAAAAGTCCCGTAACTAGCACGAGCCATTGGGTCAAGATTGGCAAACTGAATAGCTTGAGCCTCTTGAGCTTGCTGTTGAGCAAGTTGGTACTGTTCAGGAGTGGTAAATAAACCAAGAATTTCTGATGCCATGATTATTCCTTAATAGTATCCGTAACTCATTCTGTCCATATCTGCCGCACTCATTGGATTACCAAATGGATTTGCAGATTGTGGAAGTGCGCCCTCAATATTTCTGTTCATTGTGTAATTGTTATAAGCATTCTCAAAACCAGTTTGCAGTCTTGGACTGTTAGCAAGTCCATATAACAAGCCAGCTTCAGGGCTAAATCCTGCACCAGCTTGTTGAGTTCTAGCCGCCGCCAATCCACCAGTTAACAATGTCTGACCAACATTAGCACCAGCAGAAGCTGATCTACCACCCAACTCGGAACTAAGTCTTAAAGGTTGTTGACCAAGTTCCTCAATAGTCTGACCAGCACCCAAATAAGCCGTAAATGGACTCAGTGCGCCAACCTGACCAGCTTGGTATTGACCCAACATCCCTGCACCAGTGCCAAATAATCCAGCACCAAACGCAACATTCTGTTGACCAGCCTGTTGTGCCTGTGTAGCCAATTGAGCATCTTGTTGAGCCAAAGCGTTGTAGTAGGCTTCCATCTCAGGAGTAGTAGCACCCAATCCAGCCGCACCACTTGGTCTAGCACTTGTAGCGCCTACAGACAAACCGCCACGACCTTGTTGGAACAACTGGTTCTGCAACTGAGCCATCTGACGCTCACGGCTAGGGGCAAGCAAATCCTGTTGCCTCATCATGTATTGAGCCGCAACATCTTCAGGACTTTGAGCAAGATATTGCTGACCTAAGTTAAACAATCCTCCAGCCGCAGTCTGCAAAGGAGCATACTGTTGTCCAGCTTGTTCAGCTTGAGTTAAAGCACCTTTAGTAAGACGAGATAAGCGATCTTGATAAGCCTTTAACTCAGGACTAACTGTATATCCAGCCTTCTTTAAATATCCACTTTTATCAAATTCAAAGTTTGATTTACCATAGCGTGTAGTAATCCCAACAGGGCGAAACTTTTGCGCTTCAATCGCCAGTTTTGTCGTATCACGCATTGCTTGAGCAGATGTATTTGCCGCCGCCTCTGTAGCACCAGCTTGTTCTTGCGCTCCTAAATAACTAAATACCGCTTGAATAGGCATATCAATCCCCTTTAATCAAAATCTCATCCACTTTAGACGGGTCTTTCTCGTCTGTGGCATGAATACAAAACCAAACACAATCAGTTATGGCTTTTACACCATGAGTCACACCAGCTTCAATCTCAATGCAAGCAGGAGCAGAAACAATATCAATCTCAGTGCCACGCAATACAGCAACTTTGCCATGAGCCAAAATAGACAAATGACTGAAGTTGTGCGTATGCTTCATGATTGCCATTCCAGCCGTGAAGAATGACTCTTTGGCATACAACCCATCACTGAAATGATGAGTAATGCGAAATTGTGGGTCTTGCATCATCATGCTGTGCGCTTCCACATATAGACAGTGATATAAGGTTGATAGTTGGCGTTAGTACCACTAGAACCAGCAGATGCAACAGTAACAGTACCAGCAGGAGTGCCAGCAGATTCATAATTTGTGTAGTTATCAAGCCCATTGCCTGTGTCAGCATTTCTAACAAAATCCCTACTACCAGACTCACTTCCATCATTTGCTGTTGAATCATTAGAGCCAACATAGTGTCTATGCGTACCAAGTGCTGTACCAGCAAAGGTAGCTGTATGCGTGTGGCTTACAGTAATTGCATTAGCACTACCACCAGTTTCTTCAGCGGTGTCAAATAGAGCATTAGTTGAGTCAAAGCCAACCATTACACGACCAGCCGCAAATGCTGTCCATGTTCCAAAACCTAACAATGTCGCAGGATTAGTGCTAACACTTGAGTTTGTGTAAATTGTTCCAACAGGATATAAGAGTTGCAACGCCGCTTGAACAAATGCAGTTGTTGCTAACTTGGTACTGCTATCTGTTGCTGTTTGTGTTACTCCAGTTGTTCCCGTTGGCATACTAGGAGTGCCAGTAAATGTTGGGCTTGCCAAATCAGCTTTAGTAGCAATGGCAGTGGCAATGTTATTGAACTCAGTGTCAATCTCAGTGCCTTTGACAATCTTTAAAGCATTACCAGAAGATAAAGCATCTTTGGTTGCAAAGTTCGTTGATTTTGTGTAGTCTGACATAGTTACTCCTTTAACTTACTTTGCCATTTTTGGCTTGAATTTCAATCTTCTGAATAGACAATCCTGAACCATTTATGTCTGTTTCATATCCTGTTTGAACAACTTTACCACTCCCAGACGCTGAAACAGTTAAAGTTTGCAATGCAACTCCATCAGAATACTGTGCAACTACAGTGGCATTAGCGCCATACTCAGCAATTCCATAATAGGACTCACCCTGAGTTGGAATCGTAGCGTTGTCAGACAAATAGTTTGTCTTAAAGTCAAATCCCCACTTGAAGGTAACAGTCTGGTTTGAGCCACCAATAACCACAACAGACAGTTTCTTCAAAATAGAAGTTTGATTCTGATTCCCAAGGTCTGCATGGTTTGTGTAGTACAACATACGATATGCAGACTGGTAATCTTGGTAAGTGTTGTATAAACCAACATAACCATTCTTGCCAATGTACAAAGTACCATCACGCCTAGCCAAGAATGATGTAGGTGTTATTGAATCCCAAGTCGTTGCTCTAGCCGCGCCATCAGGCAAATAAGCCTTTGTATCAAAGCAATATACAGCCGAAATAGATGGTGTTGTCAACAAATAGAAGGCTTCACGCTCAGAATAAACAGACTTGATATTTGCTAATGTCTCACCAGCAATTACAGACGTTAAATCATTACGAATGTTCTTAGACAAGTCTCTCTCA